TAAGACTCAACGCCTATGTGCACCAGTTGAAGTACATACCAGGGCTGGCCCTGCATAGGCTGCCATGATCAAACAAAGCATGTGGCTCTGCATAATAGTACATCTGTACTGCTCCCCCTTACACTGAGTCAGCGCCCTTGCACTGGCTACCTGGTGCCGCGGTAGCTCGCCTCTTAGTCAGCGTGTAGGTATTCGGTTGTCGAGGTGCTTGTGGCTAACCTATCCGGTAGTGGACAGGTTAGCTATGGTCTGTAACAATTTGAAATGTAAGCCCGTTCAGCTCATGATGATCATGTTTACTAAAGCTTGGTTCGACTGACTAAGCAAGCTGCTGTCGTTGCCGGTCGATGCATCAAACATGGCAGGTCAGCCAGCGAAAGTCAAGCAATCAATTCAACAACTGTCACATGGTACCCCTGTTATTCCTTGTAATCCATTGGTATCACTGGTCTCATTAGTTTAACTGATGGTAGCGCAAACAGATGATCACATGAAGAATTGTAAACAAGGTGTACGTAACCGTAACGAATACGTTCACAGCACTGTACACCTAGTCGAATCCATTAGATCACACATCCAATCAGCACCAAAACAACACACCAGGACCCCCCCTAGGGGTGAAAATGTCGGCACCTACGTAAACATAGGCTTCAGACATTTTTGTCATTTTTAATCAGTCACCCACATACCAGCATAACACTTAGGGAAATACTGAGCAATTTGCTCTTTTACAGACGTTGCTATGGTCATATGCTCCATCTGTGTACCGTTAGATGTACGTAAATCAGCATATGTTAACCAAGACCTTAAATTGCCATGCATGTATAGCACAGTAGGCGTAGATAGAGGTAATACATCTCTAGCACATTCTTTAGCTACACCAGCATCCAACATTTGACGATACAACCACATAGATTGATCATAATGTTGTCTAAGTTGTAATTGAAACTGTTGTTTATCGTATTCATTCATAGAATCAATAGAGTTTTGTCTATTGGAATGATCTTGAAGACGTAAGTCAGGAACGACAGGATCTAAAGTTACGGGAGCATAACGTTGAGAGAACTCTTGAAAGGAGAAGGATCTATGTCTAAGAATTTGAGCAGCTACACTTCTGGTAGTCTCAATTTTAAGACACATAGAGACCATTTCAAAAGGGGACCAATGCTTATGTTTAATAAGATAATTAATTAAACGAGGAGCAGTAGTAGTATTATTTTGATTAGACGGATTAGAGACTCTAGCCATATAAGCTACTAAGTCATCACCATCAACAGTACTATGAATATAATGGGTAGTATGCATAAGGGTGGGAATCATAATAATGATAAGTAGAGACAGTAATAACAATAATAGTTATACAGTTCTCCAAAATCATCAGTAGATAGTTATGTTTGTGTATTTGAGCCCGTAGGGCTTTAGGTAGTACTTACAGAATCAACATTCATGGTTGATTAGTAAAGGGAGTAGGACGACACATTTGTGTTGTATCTACTCCCCCAGAGAGCGGGTCCACCCTTCCCTCTCCCTTTATAGATGACACACCTGAATATCGTAGTGATAGCAAGGGTTATGAAATCCAGGTTGGAACGACTTTTTTACCAGCCAACATACGAGCTTTACGGCGTTGATCTAAGTCCATACCAAAGGCTAAATGGGAAGCAGCAGCTTCAGGATCATCTAACCATTCATCCATCATATCTTTCCAATCATCATGTTTACGAGTTTTAACTGCTTCGTAAGCGGAGATAGCGAGAGCATCTGTGTAATATTTAACACCTTGTGCGAGACAATCTAATCTGTCATCATGTTTAACAGCACCTTTCTCTCTACACATACGAGACATTTGATAGAAGAGCATATACATAAGTCTATTTTCTGGAGCTTCATCAGGGTTAGATTTGAAGTCCCATTCAATAACTTTACGGTCTATAACAAGCCTGTGTTGGTTAAGAACAGGTTCAAGGCTATCAATGATTCGGTCTTCTTTACGTACGTTGGCACGTACTTCTTCGATATCAATTGCTTGTTTAGTTTGTTGGAGATGTTTACGGAAGAGTTCACCAACCATACCATCCCCGAAGTTAGTTTCAATAAGGAGTTTAGTAGCATTAAATTTCTTACAACCACGAAGTATATCTAGCAATGTTTTATCAGTGTACCCATCTCTGTATGCACGCATTTCATGCAAGTAGAGGAAGCCATTTTTCTGAGATAAGAATGCTGCGGTAGTTTCGTCAGAGCCTCGACCCGATGGATCAATCGAGCAGATTGTTTCTGTGTAAGGGGTCCATTCTCCAACGAGTTGCATTGGAGAGTAAAAATAATCTCCTGGGAGACCGACTGTGGGTAAGTCTTTGATAACGTTTTGCGGGTCCGAGCACCAGACGACTGCATCAGGAGCAGTAGTAGGGTTAACGGAAGTAATAACAAGATCAGCACATTTAAGTGGGAATTTTTCAGCATCACTAAGAGATGTATCGAGCATGAATTGCAACATAAAGTTGCTTCTGCCCATGGAAGCTTCACGTTCTAGAAGGTCATCTTTATCAAAGCGATCAGGATCAGTTGGTGACCATTCTTCAGCACCTTGTTCGATATCTTGCTGTAGCTGTGGAGCTAAGAGACCTTCATAGTTTTCTTTTTTACGAGGGTAACGAGCAGTCCAAACGAATGGTCTGTAGTTACGTTCAGCAAGTTTTCTGTATATGGTAAAGGTAGTTTGTGGTGTACCTAGTATGCAGATACGGGAATCAGTTTTAGGAGTAAGAATAGATTCAACTTCAGTAGTTAGTTGAAGAAGTTTCTCTCTCATAAGCTCTGTCATTGAGTTACCAGGAACTTCGATATCATCTAGTACCATCAGATCCGCACGAGAGCCCGTTAGCTGCCCCGTTATACCGACTGATTTAACAGAAGGAGCCTGGTGGGGGTTACAGTTAACATCGAACGATATACGGGACCAGCGAGAGTCATCTGATTTAGGTCTTAGGTGAGATAACCAGGGTGTTTCAATGATTAGTTTCTGTAAAAAGATAGACATGTTATCTGCACGTTCCTTAGAAGCAGAGATAATCATGATCTTCTTTTCACGATCATTAAATAAGTTCCAGAGAACAAAAGCACCAGTAATCCAAGACTTACCTACACCACGGAATGCTTGTATCTGTAGACGTTTAGGGCCGTGTTGTAAGTAGTCAGCGATTGCGTATTGTGCTCTAGTGGGTGAGGGTAGATCTAGTTGACCCCATAGTGCTTGTAAGAATATCTTAAAGTCACCTTGTAAGAGTTCAAGATCACTCATAGCCTGCTAATTCAGGTCTAGTTACACGGTCATATGATTCAGCAAATTCTTTTGAAGTCATTGCTGGAGAGTTATATTTAGCTACGATTTCATTAGCCTGTTTAATTTCATCTACCATTACTTTGGCAAACTTTAGTCGATCTTTCATTGACATACCTTTAAGTGATGCGTGGTTATATTTGAGTAATGATTTTTTGACGTATTCATTGTGCACTGAGGTATGATCAGGTTGTGATAAATGCTTAGCATTCCTTGGATCATTACCAATATATACACCTTTCTTTTCGAAGTAGTTAATCAGTTTACGTGCTTCAAATTCATCAAGGCCATCAAATAAGAAAGCAAGAGATTTAACAGGTGTAATATGATGAGAATCAACGTCTACGACTTGAGGTTTATCTTCTAAGAAGGAACCTCTTACTTCACGTTTAGTTTGAAGTTTACCTTTTTGATCACGGTTAAGAACTTCTTGTTGTTTATCGTTAAGGTCTCTTAGCTGACTATTTTTCTTACCATTAAATTGGTGATAATTAAGACGACCATCATCACCACGGAATTGCGGTTTCTGAAGACCTTTACGTTGATCAGTTCTAACAGCCATATCAGCTTTGAACCTACCGAAGCCTTTATGACCACCAGCTTTACCAGAGTATTCTGCTTTAGGTAATACACGTGGCGGTGGTTTAGGTGTACTCTTTGCAGCTTTCTTTGCAGCAGTTTGTACTACTTCATCACCTTTTTTAAAAACTTGTTTAACTACTTTCTTTACAAAATGTCCTGGCATAAAAAAAGACCCCTTGCGGGGCCTGAGTATTGTTTATTCGTTAGTGGATAAGTTGTTTACTTACGTACCCATTTCGTCCCGTTGTAGATCATTACGTTTCCAAAGGGCTTTTTATATAAGTCATTCTTTTTAGGGTTCTTAGAAGGACTAGCAGGAATACCAGTATTACTGAAAGCTTTCTTTTGATTTTGTCTACGTGTATCAGCATTTCGTTTGCGTGTAGCAGCTTCCATGTCTCTCACATTGTTCCTTAGACCTCTTGCACGGGGATCCTCTTTTCTGCGGTTACCACCGTGTGTAGATGCTTTACGAGGTTGAGTTTTAAGTGCAGGGTCACTTTGAATAGGTTTAGATTTAGCCTGAACAGGTTTGTTATTTTTAACTTCAGTAGATCTTGAACGTTTGACAGGAATAGGTTTTACTGAACCATCACCTTTAGTCTTCGCTGAATTAGTACTTGTGGATGCACTCCTTACAGCTTTAGTAGGTTTAGGTGCAACTTTTGCGGCCTTACGAAAATTTTCAACGTTAACTTTTCGTTGAGCAGGAGTCATAGAAGACCACTGCTTTTTCATTGATGCCAGTGATTTTCCCAAGAATGGGTTATTAACGCGTGACATTGCGTCACCAGTAGAAGTAGATCTAGCCATTTGTGTAATTAGTAATAAGTAATTCTCTTAGTGGATTGTCGAAGCGAGCTATGTAAACTCGCCAATTGGTACTTCCTTTTTCCTGATTGCAGCGTAGACATGCTGCAACTGTGTTCCTATTGTCTCCACCGCCATGACAGCGCGGCTGGACGTGATCAAGTGTAAGTTCATTAATGTCATAAGTTTCTCCGCAATAAGCACATGTGCAGTCAAAATGTTCTTTAATGCTGCGCCTCCAAAGGCGCTTTGCTTCAGAGGACGTCATGGCTATTAGGTAGTGTAAGTAGTGATCAGGAGTTGGAAGTAGTGGGGTCATTTAATCCTTCGGTGTTTAGAAGCAGACATAACTTGAAGTTGGCCGTTAGGTTTATGGTGTACATCACCACCACCTTTACCTTCCATACCGTTATCACGACGGTATCGTCTGGTTTCAGCATTCTTCTTTTTACGATCTGGTTTCTTTGCCGCCTTAGTTGAGGAAGCGTGATGCTTTTCCTCGTGCACAGTTCCTTCTTTTTGTCGGTAAAATTTACCAGTACGGCTTAGTTGATTAAACGGAAGTTTCTCTCTTGCCATAGAGCCTCCGTTGTACTAATTCAGGATCCACTTGTGGAATTACCCTTGCTAATTTATCTAGTGCTGTGCCTTCATAAGCAACACCACTGATGTCATTAGTCTTTAACCAATCACAAGCAGCTCTTAATTCTTGAGCTGTTGCTTCACCCGATTTAATACGAGCCAAGAATTCTTTAGTGACTAGGTTATGGAGTTCATTAAACTGGTCTTCTGTAGCTTTCTTTTTAACCATTATTACGTATAACTATTTGATCTAGTTTGTTTTCAATACGCACCATATGGTCCTCCATACGTTGAACCATAACTGAGAGATCAGCCTTAGATACATAGTCTTGAGCAACGCCAAGTTCAATGGCATCGATACGTCTGTCAAGACCACTAATGCGATCATGTACATTATTTATTCGGTTGTGTAATCTGTTGTTTAGTGCTGAGCCGCCTGCAACTATTGCAATGACAGCTGCTACTATTGCTTCCATTATTCGAGAGAGACTATTGGTACTACGTCATGGCATAAGACTTCGACACGACTGCCAGGTCTAAAAGTAAACCCAGATTTCATAATCTCAGTACATTTAAGAGCACGAACAAGTTCGTAGTCAAGACGCATTTTTTGTTCGTGTTTACGAGCTATAGCTTTACAGGTTTCGATCATTCCACCATCTAGTGGCACTGAAAAGTTCAGTTGTACGCCGAAGTTATTGCTTCGTACATACCCAGTGTGATCGTGTGGAACAGTATCATTCCCCATATAAAAGGGCGACAATTGCATCGTTGTTCCATTGCAACTATTATTTCCTGCAAAGTATTGACGAGATGGTGCTCCATTGTTCTGGAATTGCACAGCTTGATTAGTCACATTGCCCGTTGCAGCGGCTACAGGGTTTGCTGTATTACTAACTGTTGGTTCTTCATTAGCAAACACTGGTGTTACTGTGAGAAGACCGACAAGGATGTAGTAACAGTATTTTGCTGGACTGTTTCGGTAATTAAACTTTCTTCGATGATCCCTGCTGCTCTTGTCACTGTTTCGAGTTGAAATTGATCTCCAGCTGTGTGGACTGAATAAGTTGTAGTTGCATCGTTGATCGCCGCACTTGGTACGACGTTTGTACCTGACCATGATGTATAAGCGCCACCATAAGTTGTTGTATCAATGGTTCTGTCAATATCAATGGTGGTAGTTGTTGTTGACTGCATTGAACCTTGAGTAAAATTAGGAGTCACCTGAGCAGATACTGGACTAGCTAAAAACAATAAAAGTAGTAATCGTTTCATTCTTCTTTCTTTTTAGGATCAGGAGATTTGTTATTAGATTTACTATTAGAAGTCGTTAAACCGAAAGTAGCTAAAGCGCCAGTAAATACAGAAGCAACAAAAGTAATGTCACCACCACTCTGACCTTTTTTGATCATAGGTAGCTCGACATAATTAAGAGTAATAATAAAACCACTCCAAATAACAACACCTAGACGTACAAAAGTCCCGAGAATCTGTAATTCATCTTCTGTATTTTCTTTGACCTTAGCTAAGAAGTTTTTTGTTTTTCCGGTAGGGTCTTCTTTTTTGCTATCTTGTTCCATGCTTGCTTTAATATGGGTTTCATAATCATCACTAAATGTTTAAATAGTGATGTAGCAGTTAGGGTGGCAGCCACAGAAATTGCAGCTGTAGTAGCTGCTGTAGTCATGATCGTAGTTGTAGGAAGTGGTACTTCAATATCCGTAAACGGAATCCCTACGATCTGAGCTTCAGGTGGGATTATTGGTGGAGTAAAAGTAGGTGATGGTGGAGTTTTAGTTTTAGCTTTAGGTGCCGGATCTGAGTTAACACCTTCTATACCTGGTGGCGGCCTAAGCGTGTTAGGAGGCACTACAAGCGGTTTGTACGAGGGTACATCGGCCTGTGGTACCTCTAGTATAGGTATAGGTAAATCAGGTGCGTTAGGGAGTAATAGAGATGGTAGTTGAGGGGGGTTAGCCCACTCCATTACTTAGATCCGAATAAACCACGTTCGATGAAATCAACAGCTTGATCATCTACGGTATTGTCTGTTGTAGTAGCAAGCTTACGTAGCATATCAATAATCAATCGTTTAACCTTTGGTGATTCAATAAACGAAAACAGAACTGGACGGATAAGAGTAATCATAATTAAATAGGTGTAGGCCATGCCGTAGCAATGGCAGGGTTAGGTACGTCTTCCATGACTGGTTTATTGTCTGAATCAACAACATCCTCACCGTCAGAATCTTTCTTCTGTTGAGTAAGGGTAGGTTGACCGAATAGAAGCTCCTTTAGAGCTGGTACATCAGCGGCATTGCCAATCTCTGTCTGACGTGTATTACATGCAGTACGGACAGCAGCACGGTAAGTCTTCCAAGCAGACGGAATATTAGTTCCTGTCTCCTTAGCTTTAATGATGCGCCAGTCACTAGGAGCTAGCAGTGAAGCTGCAATCTCTCCTTGAGTGGCTGACCATTGTGTCTTCAAGCCAGTCTGTGTGTAGCCAAGATCTTTGCCGTCTTCATCGACAGCAGGTTGATCATTAAGTTGCTTAGGGTTATCTACACCCCAGTAGAAGCGTTGGTCATACGTGGGGTCATTTGCAACTTCAGTAATACCAATGGCTTTCTTCTCTTCAAGTGAAGCCAAGCGCAGCCAATTGGATGGATACTGAATATCATTATGTGTAAATGCCCTATCATAAGATAGGGGCTTGTTATCTAGTTTAAGCATAATTAATTAATAAGCACGGGAATATTTAAAAGGATTTTCCGCCACACAATAATAAATTACTGTTTTGCCAGAGTCACCTAGAGGTGAACCATTGTGGCGAATTTTAAATCCATTACTTAGGAAGTCAAAACCAACTTGACTGCTATTGTAATAACTATCTTCGCCATTAGCTACGTTAGCAACTAATGTTCCACCTGTAGGACCATTAGGGCGTCGAGAGGTATCGAGCATCATCCAATCACCTGCAGAAGTGAACCTTGCTAAAATAAATTTAGGTTTAAACCCGGTATAGACGAAAATATTATCATTTGTACCATTAGGGCTGCAAGAACCAACTGCGCTGTAGCCCTCGACAGGCGCGAAGCAGTACATAATTGTGTCACCTGTGGACCCCATAGAATGTGGCTCACCTCTGGTGCTGACTACAGAACTTGTTGGCTCAGTATTGTTCCAAAAATCTGAGCTGGTTCCCGCTGTGTTGTTCAAGTCTAAATATAAATGTTTTGTAGCGCCTAGCGATCCGTGATAAACGGGCCAATGACTCGTGCCAGATGTTTTCTTCCAAATAATTAGTTCAGGTTTAGCATTTAGCCCATGCCCGACACTTGAATTAGATGCTGTATTCGTAAATTTTATAATACTGAACCCAGCACTTGGCTGTGCTCTTACTTGTGCAGATATGCTGCCGTCAGTATTAGTTACCGTGGAAGATCCGGCGTCCCACGCCCAACCTACATAAGAAGTATTGTTTTCGTTCCAACCTGCAGAGTTCCCGTATCCAGTAGATCCGTATTTAACAGTAAAGCCGTTAGAATCAAAGGAAGAGAACCAATCTGCGCCTGACGCTGTATTTTCACCACCAGTACTGTTACTGTTCATATATGCAAAAGAGCCACGCACAACATCTTGTAAATAGTGAGAGACACCTGCAGATCTGTTTTTTATCCACACAAAGCCTGGTGACAATTCAGAATTAGACATTGTTAACGCCTGCGTCCCACCATTTCCTAAATATGTTTTAGCTTCAAAATGTTTACTCGGGTCCGCAATCGTTGGCTCAGGTAACGAAGCAGTGCATAAACACTTGAAACCAGTTGGTGCGGTATACGTGAAGGCACGTTGGCCGAAGTTTGCGACAAATGTTGATGTGCTTCTGTTCAATATCGAGGGCACCCATGTGCCAGCAGGTAAATTGCTCTTGGCAACACCTTGCGAAACTCCGTCTTTATAAAAGGTTATTGACGTATTGTCCAAGTCAAGAGCAACACCAATGACTACGCCGTTTACAGACCAAGACGCTCCGTAAGAATTATTACTGCCGTCGTATTGAAATTCAGCATTATCTCGATATATAGCTTCTTGTGATGTGCCGGATAAATAAAAGCCGACACCGTTAGTGTCATTGCTGCCTCCAGACGTTCTAGTGACCTCAAAATACCACTTTCCTGACGAGACTCCGATAGTTGCCACTGCATCGGTGTTATTTCCACTCGCCTCTAGGTTTCCATTTGACAGTGTTGATAGACCACCTGCGTTAGTTGGCTTATCTACATTTAATGGATTCCAAGTGCAGTAGTTGCCAACAACCTCACCGCCCGCTCCAGAATCTGTTTGATCTGCTATTTGTGATGGTGAGTCACGGAGGGAGTCGTTACCTGCACCGGCTGCAACACTGAAGTTATTAACAGTCCAGTTATTGCTACCAGCAGCATCGTATCCCAAATTAGCCGATGAACTGTTGTCCTTGAAGTCGAGGTGGAAACCATTTGTTCCGTATGTTCCAGCGTATTCAATCGGCTGCAGTACACCGTTTGTATCGAATTCGGTGAATGCAGTATAATCAAGGGCTTGACCATCGACAAAGTGGATGTTAGCCATGAGGCCACCGAAGTGATCATAAGCAGTGCCACTTGTAGAAGCACTAGATGCACCTAAATTATGAGGAAATGTGTTATTAAATCCAACTTGAGTGTTTTGAGGAATAGTATATGAAGTGCTAAAGTCCGTCAGCTGAACTCCGTTTACATACATTTTAAGCCGGTTAGAAGCAGTACCTTGAGTCGTGTCTAATGCAACTACAACGTGATACCAAGCAGAGGAATCTCTAAAAACGGCTTGTGATCTATTGTGCCTATAGCTTGAACCGTCGTTAAAAGAAAATTGCAAATACGGGTCAGTAGCGTTATAGCTTATCCAAGTCGGTTGACCATCATGCGTACCGAAGAAAATACTGCCACCGTAATTTGTATTTCTGTTGGCAAAATTTCCGTCAATCTTGATCCACCCAGACCAAGTCCACGTCTTGCGATTACCCGCAGAACTTGGGGTTCGGTTAAGATAACTTGAGTCTCCTGAGTTGAACCTAAGACTACGTTCGTCAGAGCCACCACCGCCGGTAGCACCACTGGCACCGGCTAAAATATTATTATTAAATACTGGCATATATCAAGTGTACGCAAGGTTATCGGTTGCTACTGCATGAATCTTTCCAGCTTCTTGAACGATGTAATCAATACGTGCACACTTACCAGTAGTACCAGTTAGAGCTGGAGCAGTGCCACCAGCAAAGTACCATTGGTTACCCCAAGTAGGGGCAGCACAAGTCGTAGAACCTTGAACAATAAAGATAGAACCACTTTGACCAGCTACTTCTGTCGTGGGATTAGCAAACAGAATGGCTGCATGTCCTGTGGTTAGGATAAAGTTATTAGACAGTGCAAAGTCAATAGTGATAGAAGCTGCGGATGTAAGTGTTGTTACCTGTCCACGTTGAGCTGCAGTGTATGTCTGAGCAGCATCAGTCTTTGCTGTGTCGGCATCAAAGGCTTGAATAGTAGAACCAATAGAACCACTAAGATCAACCTGTGTACTTACAAGAGCTGCTCCTTCTTTGACATATAGTTTGTTTTGATCAGTTGCATAGCAAACCTCACCCTCTTGGATGTCGGCTACTGAGCTATTAAGATTAGAATATGTACCTCGTGCTACACGCAGAGGAGTTCGATTAGCAGGTGTTGGCATTAGAAAGATCCTCCGTCGAATGTTGATGATGTTGATACCAGTGATGCTCCACTGTCAAAGTTGCCGCCGTCAGCCACAAGGATTGCATTTGAATCCACGTAGAGCTTTGTTGCAGCATGTAAGTTAGATGTAGGTGCTCCAGAAAGAGTTACTAGACCAGTAAATGTATCTCCAGACTTTTTAATAAATCTTTCGTTTACATCATTGGCATAGTAGTTTTGAAATACCCAGCTATTGGTTACATATTTTATGCGTACAGTTAGCCCAGAGTCACCAACAAAACCTGAAGGTAGACTACTTAAAGGACTAAAACTTTCAATACCCGCAGAGTTCAGTACTTCTACGTAATCACCATTACTGGGTGATCCAGGAATAGAACCAACATTAGCTATTGGTGCATAAAGCACCGCACTAGCCACTGCGGTTTGTGCTGCATTGGCTGTAGACACAGCACTATTAGCTGTAGTAACCGCACCGTTAGCCGTAGTAACCGCACCGTTAGCTGTAGTAACCGCTGAGCCAGCCGTAGTAATAGCTGTATTTGATTGAACATATGCAGTATCAGCAACAGCCTGTGCATCTACAGAACGTATACTAGAGTCCTGTGAGACATAGAGAACTTGATTAAAGTTATTATTTAGGTCACTAGATCTAATTGCTGATCCAGGTTGAAAGGTAGCTGGAAGGCTAGTATTAGGAGTACACCTAAAGATCCTAATAGGACCACTAGGTGCAGTGACAAAATTAACAATGGTGGGGTTTGCAGAATCAACAGCGTATTCAGTTGTATATGATGGGTACGTATAGTTAGGATATGTTCCTAATCGTACCTGTACATCAGCAGTATTATCGTATGGGAAGGTAAAGGTATAAGCGGTGGATGAACCATTACCTGTAAAATCATTGTATTGTACAGTAGGATTGCAAGCCATTGTTATTATTTAGGAATGTTTTGTAGAGCATCTAATTCATCAGCACGTTCAGTATTACCTAATCTACGTGCACGTTTTTCAAGAGCTTTAAATGATGCTTCTTCTGCAATGCGGCTTACTGAGGCGTCTTCAGCTAGAAGTTCAGCCCAAGCATTTAGCTTTGCTTCTCGAAATATTTGACGGATACGATCACCATGGACGGTATCATTGGGAGAAAACTTTTTACCATTCGAGTGTGAAAGTTCCATATCAAGGATTGATTTTAATACAGCAGGATCCTGAAATAGTTGAGTAAACTGTTTTTCTAAGCCCTGTTGACTGATTAAATATTGGAATCTTGAAATTACGTCAGGGTATTCTTTAAGTGATTCATCATTAGGTGTAGTAGTAAATGTCTGGTGTAAATTAACACCAGATCTAAATATAAGTTCTCGTGCTTGTGATCCAACTTTACTAATACGGAATGGTAGTGTCCGATTAATCATGTTAGTCATTGGATCCCAATCAGCTAACGGTTCACCAGTAAAGATGTCATAACGGTATGGAAGCTTTCCATCTTCACCAACCATGAACTCAGCCCATAGGTTACGGTTCTTGATCTGTTCCATAAAGGAACCTTCCATCTCACGCATACCAGGGTTGAATGCTTTACCAATCTCGTTTCGTAGACTAGATAGTGGAGCCTGATTGTTTACTAGGTTTGCAGCCACAGCACCTACTGACTGACCTTTACCAGTCATAAGATCACCAAGCTGCATTAAACCAGCAAGGAAGGTCTTATTAGTAATGTTAGCCATAATTAGATACTGCAATTGACCAAGGCGATCCTCAGTAAACTGCTCACCCATTACACCTTGTGCATCACCAATATCAGCAACAGCTGCTAGGAATGCATTGAAGGGTTCAAGTGATTCATAACTAACCCACTTATCGCCAAGCTTGATTGATCTTGCTTGCCAACGTCCTGACTGCTCCCATGTTTTACGTAGCTTTTGGTCTGGCGGTCCATTACCTGATAACATTCCACCAAGGTATAAAGAACCAGCAAGGCTGACCATACCTGCACCAATAGCTTCACGTCCTCTAAGGACAGCTCTAGCTTGTGCTAATTCATCAGCAGTACGAATACCATACCTAAGAAGGTCAGGATGTCCTGCTTCTTTAGACATAATATCAGCTGATTCACGTAGGAACCTATTTAATATTGGGGTATATTTACCAGTTAACTGCAGTGCATTGACTCCAGTCTTCATGAATAGACCAACAAATGGTTTGATAGCAGGTAGTTGTTCAATACCAGCTTGAATCTTTTGTGCATAGTCTGGTAGATCACCAGTTAATGCTGCTTCTTTCCATTGGAAATTAGCGAATTCATCTGATAGTTCACCTGTAGATTTCCATATCTTTTTATTGAAACGCTTTTCAGCTTCACGTACAGCTGTCTTCATTTCAAAATCACCAATACCAATACCACTATCAATCATTCGGTCATAGACTTCATTGAATGCTTTAGATCTAGCATTACCACGAGCAATCATTTGACCAAAAAATGAGTCAGCTGCTTTCATAATCCGTGGTCCATACGATAGAAACGGGTTTTGGTTAAGACCACGCATCATCCTGTATGTATTAAACAATGACTTTTCACCAGCAGTACCGCGTACTGCATAGTGTGCTGCCATAGCTTCGAACTCATCACCAGCTTGCTGTGCGGTGTAACCACGAAAGTCACCACCGTTATCAAAGTAGGTATTGAAGTCAGCTACAGCCTTACGCCATGCTTCTGGAATACTCTCCAATAGACCACCAATCTGTGACATAGCAGCCATCTTTGTTTTACGATCGCCAGTAACACTGGCACCAACAATTGCTGCTGCTGGTCTCATCATAGTATTGATACCAGTACCAATGACAGCCCTTACAGGTGTCTTAGGACCAGACAACATAGAGTTAATACCCATAGTCATCAGCTCACCAACTACCTTATTACGCTGAAAATTATTAGGTCCTGAATAACCATTAAGTCGTTTAGCAAAGAACTCATCCATATCGGCCATGGTCATCAAGTTGCCATTAGATGCAGCACTGAAATATCTGAAGGCTTCAAATAGTTCACCTGTTTCATCTTCACGTATGACCTGAATCAATAGATCAGTTTGAGCATTAGCCCTACGTTTAGCTTCAGCTACTACCTCTAGTGCAGCTTTGGAACCAGGCTTAGGACCCTTACCAGGTGCACGGAATTCACGTAGTCGATTAGCAATCAATGATGTAGTCTGTTGACGCATACCCTGCAATACTTTATATCTTGCAGCAATCTCATCAAACATACCACCAGGTACTTTGCTATCAATAACACCATCAACACTCAATGCAGCACGTGAGATATCACGCATCTCTTGAGACAGTTGACCAAGTACAACATCAGTCATTTGTACTTGTGCTTGAGTTAATGTACGAAAGGCGCTTGATCCCTTACCAGCACCCATGTAATCAGCTGCTGGAACTATTTCTTTAGTAATAGGATCAATTTTTGGTTTGTTAGTAATAGGATCAATTTCTGGATCAAATGCAAGGATAAATTTTTGCAGTTCTTCAGAAGTAAAGTTTGTTGCTCTACCATTTGGTGTAATAAATTCCTGAAGTTCTATCGCTGCATACAACATGTCATCCTGAAGCTCCTTTGTAGAAGCTCCTTTATACATATTAAGGTACTCTTCGTTTTTGAATAATGCTTCAGCCTGTTTGGTAATTACATCGATATCTACACCTGATGTCTCTGCCATTTTATGGATCTGCGATGATGTCAGTACACCACGTACAGTACCTCGTTTACTACCAAAGTTAGAACGCATATCCATTTTATCCCTCAGAGATTTCAGTGGTACAGAAGAACCTGATGATAATGGATAGTTGGATGTATCAGTCTTATCAGCACTATAGTAAGCACCAGCACGAGGTGTACCCTTACCTAAATCTACTTCAAGTTGATCAGCACCAATATCAAGATACTGCTCACCTTGCTTAACATTAAACTTAGCGTAGTTACGAGTATCACCAAAGTCGATATTCTTACTTAACGCCATATCGATAACTAGGTCTTGCTTTACAGCTTCATCTAGTTGATCCCATGACGGCTTATACCAGGATTCATTAGTACCATCAACCTTGGATGGATTCTTCCAGGTTTCTCTCCACTCACCAATGGTAATGTCTTCATCAAGTACACCTTTACGTTTAAGAGATTTAAAGTAATCTGCTTCATACTTGGTCTTAGACATACCAGTAACTTTTAGAGTCTTAGCCTGGTATTCAGCTGCTTCTGATTTAACAAGTGTTTTATTAATTGTAGACATGCTGTCAGCAATGTTCTCTGTAGGCTGGGTGACAGCAGTAGATGGTAAACCCTTTAGCTTTCTATAACCAACACCAGCAGCTTCTAAGGCTGCACCAGCTGCAGCTCCAATACCCATTGATTCAAAAAGGTTAAGGAAGGTTCTATGAGCTGGTGATAGATCACGACCATCTTCAAGTTGGAGTAAGTTCTGAGCTAATACTGGATTAGATTTAATTAGACCTTCAACGATACCTTCTTCTGTTGTTTGAGTAGAGTCCCATACATCAACAGCAGCACCTTTACCAGCATCGACAGCAGCACGTTTAAGTAACGCTGCTTTACCAGTTACATTAACAACCTTACCAGCTTTATTAATAGTCTTACCAGCCATCATGGCACCACGGATACCTTTAATACCCATGCCAATCTTACCGACACCAACAAATCCAACACCTACATCAACAAAGTCACGTAGGAACATTCCCCATCGTGTCTTTGGCATCTGTTGTGCATTGAACTTTAGACCTGATGCAAAGGAATAGGGGTCTTGACCTTCATTACGTTCAGCATAAAACTTAGGATCCAAGTATTTACCAAGATCAATAGTATTGTTCCATGCATTCTGTACACCAGTTACAACAGCTTTACCTGCATCTTGTAAGTTCTCCTTTACTCCAAAGTCTTCAGCATCTTTTGTTGCATGTGTATCCTGTAGGGTACCATCCTCGTTAGTCTTTTCTTTAACTTCTGTTGAAACAGCGTTAGCTTTGCTTTGTTGTATTTCTTGTAATTCTTTACCACCGTCTCTGTTTCCAAGTTCAGTCTGATGGTCAGAAATAATTTGTCTGTTTTTTTTCTGCTCCTCAGCAATCTGCTCAGGAGTCAGTTCATTTAATTCATTTTCCATTATTTATTTATAGTTAGGAACCGTCTAAGGAGTACATACGTTAATGTACAGAAAAGAAAGATAATGCCCGGTGAGTAATCAAAAGTAGGTTGACTATTTAGCTCTACTTTCCATACGTGCGTAATGGGCTGGATCAATTTCGGAGTCGGCAAAGGCGGTTCCTTGGATTCGCGGGTCAGCTTGAATCTGCTTAACTATTTCAGTAAGTTCAGCATGAGAAACATTATTTTTAATACCATTCCAACGACCCATAATTCCTCCAACTGGATTGTTAGGGAAGTCTCTTATCGTTGAACGTATGTAAGCTATAGCTAATTGATCTTGTGTGTTTTGATCAAATAGTGTGTCCTTAGTAATATTACCAGGAACCCAGCCACGCTCAAACCCATCCTTTAATGTATCACCTATAAATTGATAACGACCAGCAGCGTGCATTCCTTCTGGATCACTCAAGGGTAATGATTGTCGATACATAATATCTCCGACTCTCATCCCGATCAATGGAGCACCAAAATGGATAGTGCCTGTATTACTACCGTGAGCTACGTCACCACCATGAGTACCATATAGATTCATAGCATCATAGCCATCATGCACTGTGTCATTAGATGATTCATACGATGCCATTAAGTTTAAAAGTGGTCTATAAACTTCTGTACCTTTAGCACCTTGTGCACGAGTTTGAGCAGGTATCGCAACACTTAAACTACTAACACTAGATACCGTACCTAATACTGCTTTAAACCTTGGGCTGATAACACCAAATGCATCTTCGGTACGATTGTATGGTAATTCATATTCAGAATCTTTACCAAAATACAAACGCACTTGAGAATTAAATAATGTTTTCCAGGGGATTTTTGTTTCTTCTGATAGTACTCGAAGCCATTGACTTGGTTGACCTGTTTCCTTGATGCTTGGAAGATCTCTCGCCCAACTATCCTCCTTGTCCATTGCACCTAACATCTTACTATCCAGATAACTTCGACTGTTATCTTTTAATTGATTTATAAATCTATCAAATTTTGGTTGTTGATTGACAACACTCTGATCAACTGCTGTGAAACCAGCATCAGTTCCTGTAATAAGCTTACCTTTATCCTTACCCGTTTGGTAGGTTTTACGCTCATAACCATTTGTTTGTTTTGTGATATCTACCTTATGTCGTCTTAGAACTTCCTCAGCGATCGTTTCATAAGTATTATTTTTCCAATCCTTAGAAGCTTTTAAATCCATCACATCAGAGGCGAATCTAGATTTCATCACCCTTATGATGCCAACAGTTGCTGCACCTGGATCGACAAGATTACTACTCTTTAATGCTGATTTTAATATCTGCTCTAATTCATCAGTAAATTTACTAAAGCCACCACTACCACTTTGAGTAGATCCACTAGCACCGGATGCTTCTACTAAGCTTTTTCTTTGTGTAGCTTTGAGTGCAGGGTATTTAGCTTGAAGTTCTGCAGCATCAAATACTGCACCATCCTGAAGTTCATTAAGTGCTAACTGATATTGGATATTACCATCTTCAGGAAGCTCTCTATTGACCATTAGATTTTGAACATCAGGTGGGAGCGGTCTACCTAAAGCTTTAATTCTTTCAGCACCAGCTTCAACCTCAGCCCTACTAAGATCTTTTTCAACAGCTTCGAGACGTAAGCCCGTTACTATTTGTTCAACAACGCGATCTTTCTCACGTTCATTTCTCTGATAATCAGCATTGCTCCTATCTCTTAGAATAGTTTTTATTCTATTAAATGCAACAGCTGTAGTACCACCCTTTTCAATAAACTGTTTAAAAAAGGTTGTCTTCTTACCAGCAACAGTGATCTCTTGATCATAAAGGTCTAGTAAAGCATCCTGACCTATTAAGCCATCGGTAGCCAAGCGTGATAAAGTTTCTCCTAACTTCTCACGAGCATCCTTACGAATGATTCCCCCTTGTCCACCAGTTTCACCCTGCATATGATTTTCAAAAGCGTACGGATTGCTTTTTAATTCTTCGACAAGATTAAGGACTGCTGTGTCTTGACTGTCTTTCTCATCTTTTTCAAATCTTTGCTGAGCTGCTGTTGCAAACTCTGCTTCTAACATAGTATTAACCTGACGCATACCAGGAAACATATACTCCTCAGCAAATGCTAAGTCATATCCTTTATAAGGTTTTAGAAATTCACCAGCTATAATTCCACGAATCTCTTTATATTCCTTAAATTGGCCTAATTCTTGAGCCTTAGCTAAAGAAAGTGTCAAACCACTTGTGGTCTTATATTCCTTGGTTTTTGTTTCTATATTATCCATGTGCACCTTATACGCAAGCTTCGTATTACGTGCAATCTCTTTCTGAGCACCCATCAGTGCCCAACCATCTAACTCTCGAATCTGTTTAATTTCTGATGCTGTTGCTCCGTTAGCTTTAAGTCGTTGGATCACAGCAGTAGCTGCACCATGCTCAGCAGCAAGGTCATCCTCCTTAGCCCTTAGGTTTTGGAGATCCTTTGCATCTAGTCCAAGTTGGAACACAAGTGCCATACCAGCTTCCTTGCGTTCATCCTTGTGGTTTTCATACAGGTCCTTTCCAACCTTTAGGGCTTCCTGAGAGAAGGTCCCTAAGCGGTCATAAGCTGATTTCTCTAATTCAGCTTTATCTTTCTGCTTTTGAATTTTTTGTTTGTAGCGTTTCTCCAAAGCTTTCTCGTAAGTGCTTTGGAAACGATCTTCTAATCTTTCATTCTTAGCACGTTGCTGGCTTTCAGCATTACGTACATTTTGTAAATCAGATAGATCTTCTTTTTGATTAGCAATTGTCTGCTGGTAATTAGCCCGTAGATCTTGTATTCTTTTAATACCAGCCGATTCTATACGTCTAGCATTATCAGGTAACGAGATGGCATTAAAACCACTATTACGTGCAGACCCTCTAAATTGAGCCATAGTTAAATCTATTTATTAAAAAAATGATGCGATTTGAAGTCCAATATTTGCTACATCACCAACATCATTCCAAACACTGGTTTTACCCATTGCACCTTTAACAGGCTTAGGAGGATCAGATGGTGCAAGTGGCATTGCAAGTTGAGTCGTCGGTGTTTTAATTGGTTTAGGTAATGGAATAGGCTTCTTCGGTTTCTGTGGAATTTTCCCTTGTGCAGCAAGGTTAGCTGCGAACTCATCTAACTTAATTTTATCTTTGTCAGCTATGAACTGGTTTTTAGCAGAATCATAGGTAGTTTTTACCTTACTCTTGTCTTGTTCGAAACGTAAGGTATCGAACCTTTCTTTAGTTCTTAATTTCTTAATCTGAATCTTAGCGTCATCAAACGTTTTGTTTTTCTGCGCTGTGCTGCGTTTTGATGCAAATCCTAATTCTTTAAGATTTTGCTTTAAGGCTCCAGTAAGCTTGCTAGATTGTATATTAAGTTTATCAAGCTTTCGATCTTTAGTTAATCTTCCAAGTTCTTTATCTGCTTTTAAAATCTCTCTATCCTTAGTTTTTAAATTAATTTGATAACCTCTTGTGCCTCCAATAGATGTTTCTGCAAGATCTTTATCTTCTTTGGCGAATACTAAATCATCAACCAATTTTGCTTGAGTCCGACCATACTCTGCAAGGGCACTTGTAGCCTCACGTTCAGCACTAAGACCTTCTCTACCAGCAGACCTAGCTGTTCCTTCTGCTTTTTCGCGTGCGATTAACGCATCAATACGCTGATTAAAATTAGGGACCTGAGCTTTCTCATATGTACGATTAGCTGCTTCTACATCCCAACCTGATTTATCTTCGAGAAAGGTGATATCATCTTCAAGTTTGTCATAAGTATAATCTAATTTTTTTTGATCTTGCTCGAAGGAATCTTTTGTAAATGTTTTTTCTTGAGTAATATCTTTTTGATCTTTGCGGTTATTAAAACGAGCAAACTCTTTTTGAGATTTTATTTCTTCTTGATTTATATTATCTGTTTTCCTAGCAAAATCTTTAGTGTTACCAACTAACTCTTTGTCAAATTTTATGTTTTTTTTGTTTTCTTTTTGATCATTCTTTAAATCTTGAATACCAAAAGTCTTTGAAATCAATGCTTCTTCTTCTGCTCTTGTAGCAGATTCTAAAGCTAATGCACCAGACATAGAATTCAATTGAGTCTGTGCTTTATAGTCTTTGAGACTTTGTTTATAGGATTTCTTATCTAACTTATATTGTTTATTCTGAAGTTTCTTTTGAGATTTATAATCTTGTTTCTTGATTTCATCTTTATATTTGGCTTGTGTATCAAGGTTCGCCTGCTGTAATTTTCTATCTAAAACTGCTTTGTCGAACTTTGCATCATTCTCTTGAATCTGATAATCTCGAAACTGTCTATCATATCTAAACTGTTTTTTTACCTGCTTGTTAGCATCCTTAATTTTATCATTACTAAACCAGCCCATTAGTTAATTCTCCTTAAAGTGTTGTAATATCATGCACGTTGATAATATCTAGGTGAATATTGTCCTTCCCATGTCATGCTTAATAACGAGACAGGGTAGGGTGAGTCAGATGTTAATCGAACATCGAAATTATCATTACGTTGATGGATAGGTAGTGTGAACATACGTTCATCATCGATGGGAGCTGAATCTAATAAGTACCAGTTAGACTGTTCAATTTCACCAACATCAATAAAGTTTTGAGAACCTCTAGGTTTCAATTCAAAACCAACTGCACCTGTTTTACCCATAGCAAATTTCATTCTAGAAATTGTAAGTGATGCTGTAAAATCAGCAGGTTCACCTGTACGGTAATATAATTTAGGGAGATCAATACTATAAGGAAATGTAAACCCAAGTTGTACTGTAGAGTTTGTCAGATCCTCATTAACAGTATAAGTAGTGTCAGTTACTTTAGTTAGTTTATAGAACTTACCGTTACCTGAACTACCAGTGTAAGTCTCAATAGCAACAGGACCCCATTCATTATTAAGTGGATCTGATGCAGAGGAAGTTAATGTGGTAAGACCAGTCGTTGCATCATAACTCTTAGATGGAGTATGCATATAATCTAATGATGGATTTGTAAGTACCCCTTCATTAGTTTGTACAAGAGGCGAATCAGTATTAGGATTAATGTATGCAGTCAACATATTTACTTTACCATTTGCAGATACTGCTATCTGTACTGCATCCTGTTCCATAAAACATGCAATAACTTTACCTGCCATTTCCCATCTAAACCAGGTGTTGGTTGATTGATCATTTTGATTAGTTAAAGTCCTAAAGAAATAAATATAATTTGTGGTATTATCAAACATACCAATAAAATCATTTTGATTGCTTCTAACAATCCTGTTTAAATCTTTAGGTAACCAGGTGGTTACAATTTTACTTACGTCCTCTACAAGTGGACTGTTATTATCACCTCGTGTAAGCATAGACATGACACGAGAATAACTATTAGCTTTGGCTGTGAAGTAAATCTTTTCTTTTAATAGTACAGGTTCTACAAGTTTGTTTATCTCATATTGAGATATAGAGGATATAGAAGCTGTCGATGGTGTTAAGACACTTGTGTTACCTGCAGTCATTACAAACTGCTCACGGGTACCAAACAACACCAAGCCTTGTATCATAGGCTGTACAGCAAACAAGCTTACGTCATCAAGACTGCTAGCTGTTAAATCAATTGGATCAGCATCTGTTGTAGTTAGTGAGCTATTACGCCAGAAGTTAAAAAACTCCAAGGGCTGACTCATAATTACATTATCTTCTGAAAGAAAGCCTAATCTATTCTTATAAAAAAACAGGTTAGAAATTTTTTGACCAACAAATGAAGGCTGTCTACTTGTTCCTGTATTACCTGGTACACCAGAAACCCTTGATGTCCACGGTGAAGCAGCAAATGTAAAAGTATTTAATGATGTTCTAGTTAAAATATATGGTAATG